TACTACATTTTGTATCATTTGTCAAGGGTTTTTGCAAAAAATGTGCCGTTTTGTAGCATTTCTACATTTCGCACAAATTCGTAACAAGTTTTTGTTTAATGTATACAAAATGTTGCATTGCGGTACAATTGATTGTATAGTTTTAAATGTATCAAAAAGGAAGGATGATTTTTTGTGAGTGCGGAAATAGGAAAGAAGATAAAGTATTTGAGAAAAAGCAAAGGTCTGACACAAGAGGATTTGTCGCTGAAATTGAATGGCGATCCATCCCGCAGTACCTTGTCTAATTACGAAATAGGAAGAAGAACGCCACATTTGAAGGACTTGCAACGAATATGTGTTGCACTCAATGTAGATTTAAGTTATTTCGGAGTGGAGAACAGCGACACGGCGCTTGAATTGCTTGCGCGGGCAAAAGAAGTGTTTGCAGACGAGAGGGTAAGCAAAGAAACAAAAGATAAATTGTATATGGAATTTATGAAGTTATATCTTGACATGAAAAAGGATGATGAAAAATGACAAGAGATTTTTTCCGTGTTAGGGCTTATTTGCGGTATTCATCACACAATCAAGATGACGGTTTTTCAATAGAATATCAGTCAACGGAAATTCAAGAGTTTGCGCACAAGAACGGTTTTGAGATTGAAAAAATGCACATAGACCAAGCGCAAACGGCAACAAAAACGGCGGGGCGTGATGAATTCTTCGCCTTAATGGATGCCGTCAAAAGAAACGAAGTAGATGTTATTGTTGTTTATAAAACAAGCCGTATTTTTCGCAACAGTTACGAAAGTCACAAATACCGAGAATTATTCAAGAAGCATAATGTTAAGTTTATTTCTGTTACGCAAAACATTGACGAAAGTACCGCTGAAGGCCGATTTATGGCTTCAACCATTGCTAATGTCGATCAGTACCAGGCAGAAACAACATCAGATCATGTTAAATCTTCAATGCGCGAAATGGCACGGCAAGGCTATTATACTGGCGGTCGTGTGCTTTTCGGATATAATTTGGAATCGTTTGAGCACGGCGGAAGAATCCGGAAGAAATACACCCCTAATGATGAACAAGCAAAGATTGTAAAAATTCTTTTTGAAATGTTTGCAAAGGGCAATTCGGTTGTTGAAATCATGAATCATTTTATGCAAAAAGATTACCGGAATAATTACGGCAAATTTTTCAACGAGCAGAATCTTCGGAATATGTTGAAAAATGATTGTTATGTTGGCGTTATTCGGTATAAAGTTCAAGACCACGATGAAATTGTCACCGAAAACGCCCATCCCGCAATTATCAGCGAAAACCTGTGGAACGCTGTTCAGCACGAATTTTCAAAGAAAAAGCCCGTCAAGCCACGAAAGAAAAAATATTCTTACTCTTTAACAGGAAAGGTGTTTTGCGGGCATTGCGGCACGCACTTTTTCGGATGTTCAAGCACTGCAGTGAGAGGGAAACATAGATATACTTATCACAGTTATGTTTGCCGCAAAAAAAGAAACTTCCGAAACTGCGAAAACCCGCAAATAAAAAAAGAATTGCTTGAAGACATTGCGCTTGAAGCAATTAAAATGAAAATACTAAATGAAGATTGTATAAATCATATTGTTAATATGACAGTTGAAGAATATGAAAATGCTCCGTCAAATGTACAATGGAAAATACGGGATTTAAACAAGAGGAAAACAGATATAAATAAGCAATTGAATATTTTAACAGATATGCGTTTGAATGGTGAAATGTCCGGTGATATATTGAAGCAAAGAAGCGTTCCTTTGCAACAAGAATTGCTTGAAATCGAAAAACATATTTTCGTCTTCGAAGAACAGAAAAGCACATCAATCACTCCAGATGAAGTCAAGTCATTTTTGCTTGATATGTTAAAAAAGTCCGATGATGCAAGTGAATCAGCAAAGAAAATTTTGTTCAATCATTTCATAGAAAACATAGTAGTTTCAAGGCACGAAGTCAAAGTTAATCTTCGTGTCTTTTCTTCGGAAAAGTTAGCGTATAACTCAAACATAGCTACACCAATCTTTTCATTATACGCATATAAATACAGATAGAAAAAGCAGGGTAAAAACCCTGCTTTTTCTTTATGCCTTATTTTTTTGGATTTGCCCGATAATAGTGTAATACGACCCACTGCTTGAAAGCCGAGAAACGGCAACATCAATATAGGTGTTTCCGGCGTTTGCAACCGTCAAGAATCCCTGCGAGTAGTTTGTCTTTGTAGCCATAGGGGCATGGATGTTTTGCGCAACGCAAACTGCATCTGTGTCACTTGCGCTTGTGTGAATGATTGCAGAGCCAATTCCGGAAGAAGTAAGTCCATATGCAAAGTATGTTCCACCGTTCAGCCGCACGAATGTTGCGCTTTTTGGTTTAAAGCAATACGCCGTTCCGGTGTTTGCAACAATATAGCATTCACAATTAGTGAAATTTCCGTGGTCGGAGATCAGGGCATTGCCGGAAGCGTTGATTTCCAAATACGAATTGTCAACATTCACCTTGTTTCTTCCGGTGTTAATGCAACGAATCATTGTAATGTTTGAATTTGTCGCTCCGCTGTAAATGCGTACATTTGCATTTTTGATGTTGATTTGCCGTCCGGAAAAAATAGCATTGTGCGTGTTGTTGGCCGTTGTTAGCGTGATCATTTCGCACTTTGCGAAGTCGAAAACGATTTTACGGTCAGTTGCCGTAGTGAGAGACGATGCCGCAATCCATACATACGGCGAAATATCCGTTCCGCTTCCGCTAAATGCCACGGAAATTCCAAGCCTGCCGACAACCTCAATTGTAATCTGCGCAGAAGGGTAAAGGTTGGAAAGGAATGTCTGCCCGCCGAGAGCGGCCAGAAATGCTTTCGCAGAAGGTGTCAGATCTGCTTCCGTATATGTCCCCTCGCAAAATGCTGTTGCAATCTGCGAGAGGGATAAATTATCGTTCTGCCCGGTGCATTTATATGTGTATTTAGAAACTCCGTCAAGAGTTGCAACAGTGTTCTGCAATTGCGTGATTTCATCCGCAACGCTCATTATTCCCGTGCCATCAATTGACTTGTAACACTTTACTTCTACTTCTGTGCCTGCCACAAGAGGAAGCCCAAGACCCGTCAAAACATTTCCGCTTCGCGTGTATTCAACGCCCTCTGTATCAAGAAGCCCGTTCACATATACTTCGATGAAGCAAGTGTTTTCATCAAATTGCGGGATGTTAAACTGCACTTGATTTGTTGCAGATGTAAGAACCGTTCTCCAATTATACCGCTTGAAAAGAGTAACGCTTGCAAGTGTGTCTTTCGTCTCCCCAAACCACACATTAAATTCGTTGTCAAGCGACTTGAAGAAAGAACCGTCCCCGGATGTAGAATACACCCATCCACAAAGGTTCTGATCGGATCTTGTGTCTGTCACGGAAATACTTGTTGCGTTTGCTTCGACATAAATGTCCGCAAGCACGAGTTCATAAATCGCAGAGGTTCTTGTCGGGACGGGCTTTGCAGGCGTGCTTCCGGCTACACCTTGCACATATACTATTTTGACATTCCGCTCATTAATGCTGTTGTCGTATCGAAGCATAATGCGGTCATATCTCGACCCCCCGATGGGCGCAACAATAGCAGAAAGTGTAAGCGGAGTGTCATTATAGTAGTAGTGCCCGTTAATCCACGCTCGACCGCTTCCAACGGTTGCCACCATTCCATTTGCAGTTACTTTTAAGTCATCGTTATTGCTCCGAAGCACGCCGTTGTTGATTACAACGGCAAGGTTGTCGGAATAATCATTTGCATTATAAGTTCTGTCATACACGCCGTTGACATTTACCGCATTGAAAAATCCACTTCGTTCAGCCATTTCTTTTTACCTCGTTTTTACTCATATTTTGCATCTATGTTATACCCGTTTTCGTCTTGCACTTCCGTGACTTCGGTAATGCGTACTGCCGCATATTTATTAATTCTGTTGTCTTGAACGGTAACGACATCGCCGAGAAAATAGTCACGGTTTAGAATCCAATTTCCGAAAGTAACATTGATATTTCCAGAAAAAACATCTGTTGATTTATTTTCGGATAGTGTTTGCTCTCCGTTAGCATCAAGCATTTCCTTGTATTCGGCATCCGTATATTGCCGTTCAACATTTTGCTCGTCCTTATATGCTTTATTCACTCCGGAAGCATCGACATATAACTCCCTTCGCTGTAATCCTTGCTTTTCGCCGACAAGGGAGAAGAATCTTTCAATTCCCTCTCCTTCTCCGCCAACAAAAGCAATGTTGCGCTCTGTACTTGAATCTGTTATGTATTCGCTTTGCGCAAGGTTGTCATAATCTTGACTGAATACAACTTCACCACTTCTGTCCGTTCCGGAAATAACGGTATATTCAAGTTTCAGGGTATCATCATTCAAAGATACTCTCGCGGAAAGGTTGTATTTGTGAAGAAGTTCGTCTGTAAAAGTCAAAAGGTTGTCGCAGGACACCTGTATTTTAGTTGCAACCCCTTGTTCGTCCGAAATGAGGGTAGGAATACCGGAAAGAACTCCAAGCGCTAAAACGGAGATATTTCGCTTGCTGTCGAACGGACAATTTATTGCGTTTTTAAGCACAAGGTTTCGCACATTTTCTTCAACCTTTCCGGATAAAATAAACGGTTTGTTTTCATTACCCGAATAATCATAAATAATGCGCCTGTCAAGAAGTGATTTCGCAAACCTGCCGCTTGCCACCATAACATCTCCGTCTTGAGGTGTGCTTGTAAAATGAATTCGCTCTATGATTCCGATTTCTTCACTGTCCGGGCGTGACACATAGTAGTCCTGTTTTAGCAGGTTAATGTGTTTTTTCGTTGCTTGTGCGTAAATCTCAAAATCTCCAACACCGAAATAAACGCTGTGCCAAATGACAGAAATAGCTGTGTCAATGATTCCAATAAAACTGCGGTTTGTGTCTCTGATTTCGACATATTCAATTGCCATTAGATATACCGCCTTTTATAAATCAAATTGAAAGACATATTATTTGTGCTTTCATCATCGCTGTTAATCGAAAACATATTTTCGCCCGTAAACATTTGAAGCCATGTGCTTTGCGGCTTGATTTTGTCTAACAAATTAGTGTTCCCGTTCAACACAGCTGACTTTTCGCCCTTTATGGTGTTTATTCGCACCGTATCTCCGGCATTAAGAACAACTTTCTTGTTGTCCGTACCATATCCGATTCCAAAGAAGTTTCCTTCCAAGTCATATATAATCGGGTTTGTTACAGTGTTATATGCGACAATCTCAATGATCATTCCAACATCAACATCCCCCGTGTTATAGAATGTTTTTGTCCTGATCGTGTCATATTCTCCAAACGGCGAACCTTGTTCCGTAAAGTAAAGCATATCTCCTTCATATGCTGTGAAATAATGAAGGTTTATTGCTTCATTGATTTGCTGAACAACAAAATCAATGTCTTCCCAAAACGGCTGTCCACAATGCAAGGTTATCTGCATTGCAACGGATTTATTCCATCTCGGCATCTCGATACTTTCAACGATTCCGTCAATTTTTACCGTTCTGTCGTTCTGTGTCCAAATCAATGCGCCGCCTTGCTTTAATTTAACGGCTTTCATGATTTCCCTCTTTGCTTCTTCGACATTTTCGGAAGGATTTATGCGGAGTGTGAGGATTATAGACCGTGGTTGCGCTTGCACATTGTTTGGAATGTCTCCGTCAACTCCGCCGATTAAAACGGAAGAAATACTTGTGTCAGCTTGTGTTTGGCCGCTTGCGTTCACAAGGTAAAAGTACTTATTGACGGCAAGGGGCAAAACATTTCCTCTTGCCGATACAAAGTCAAGTTCCAATGTTTACACCCCCTGCAATGCAAGATTTACTGCCGCCGCAGTCTGTTGTTTTGACTTATATATTTCATAGCGGCTGTGAGCCTGTGAATAGTTGTTTGTTTGGTAAATTACAACTCCTCCCGGCTTATTTGTGCCGTTATCGGAAGAAGTGAAGTTCATTGCGCCTGTGATTTCGTCATTTACATCCCCAATGCTGTCTTCGAACCCCTCTCCAATTCCAAGAGCGAGATTCTTTCCTACCACATTTGCCATAACTTTTGAAGGGGAAGCAATCCCAAAAAAGTCCTTTAGACTACCAAGAATTCCCTCTCCGAACTCTTTAATCTTATCGCCAATCCACTTGCCCATGCTTTTAATGCCTTCCCATAAACCTTTAATCATATCCTTCCCGACTTCGCCCATATTCCCATAATAAGCTGCGAATCCGGAAACAATTGAATTGATTATTTCCGGGATTTTTGATATAAGAATTGGTATAGCCTGTATACAACCGCTTGATAATTTCACAACCAGATCTATTCCTGCCTTAACGATTTTTGGAAGATTGTTTGATATTGCATTAACAACCTTGTCAATTATAACTGGAATCTTGTCAATAAGATTAGGCAAGGCGGCAATCAGCCCATCTGCAAGCGCCAATATAAGCTGAATTCCGGCATCTATTAGCATATCAAGATTATCAAGAATCGTTTCGACAACCAGAAGGATAGTGTCAATAATAACGGGGATAATTTCAGGCAACATTTCAGAGAGGGCGGTTATAATTTGCGTAACTACCTTCGTTATTGCATCAAGAATTACAGGAATTTGAGTTAGCAATGTTGTTGCAAGTTTGGGAAGTACACCGACAACAGCATTAATAATTGTCGGCAATAATTCTAACAGCTTTTCAAGCAGTTTCGGAATTATTGCAACTATGGTGTTAATAACTGTCGGAGCAACGGCAACAATTTTGTCAAGAAGTGTTGTTAAAATGCCGCCTATTCCTTCTGCAAGTTTTTCTCCTGCACCTTCTGCCCCATTGAAAGCATCCGTCATTCCCTCGCCAATCAGTTTGACGAACGGTTCAATTGCAAAAATCAATTGAGAGATCATATCCTTCAATTGTGTCATAATAGGCAAAGCAACTGCCCCGATGTCTGCAAGCGATTGCTCCATCCGCAACTGCGCTTCATTGCTTTCAATCAGAGCCTTGTTATTTTCCCGGTAAGCATCCGCGCTTTCGCCGTATAGATCGGTAAGCGTTGATTGAATGTAGGCGGCTCTTTCCTCAGCGCTTGACATTGTGCCGAGTTTGGCGTTGTATTCGTCAAGGTTGATTCCTTGCCATTCAAGAGCATCAGCAAGAACGCCCTGCACTTCTCCCATTTCGGCGGTTGCCTGCATTCCTTCTGCAAGTCCTTCCGTTGGGATGCTGTCACCGAATTCTGCGAAAACGCCCGTTAAAATTCTTGTGTTCGCTTGAAGCGCATCTTCGTCTTTGGACATTTTTGCCAAAAGCACAGATGCTTCGGTGCTTCTTCCGAGATCGCCAAGAACGCCGTACAGGTCATACATCGAAGTTTGCGCGGCATCTCCTCCGAGTTTTGCCGTTTCAAACGCGCCGTTCAATTTTGCAAATTCTACTTGCGTTTCTTTTGTGCTTTCTCCAAGAGCAAGAAAAGCCCCAACCGCTCCAACGCAGGCCGCACCGATTCCGGCAATTGCTCCAACCGCAACTTTCCCGGCTTTTTTTAACCCGTCAAATGCTTTTGAAAGGTTTCCTGTTTTTTCGCTCGTGTCTTTTGTTTTTTTGCTCAGATTGTCGAGAGAATCAGTTTGCTTTTTCAGTTCGCCTTCGTTCTTTTTTAGCGATGCGGTTTCATTATTTATTTTTGTGCGGAGTTCTACAGCTTGATTGCTTGCAGGGTCAAGACCGTCTGCAATAAGGTTCTCATATTGCTTAGTAAGCGCGTCTACCTTTTTTCTTTGCAAGTCGGTAATGTCGTTCAAAGACTTTATCTTTGCTTTCAGGCCGTCCTCGCTTGCACTCCAATCATCCATTCCTGCGGCGGCAGACTTGAATTCACTCTCACTTTCGCGGATCATCTTGTTTGCGGCGTTCAGCCCCGCTTTTAGATCGGTAACATCAATCGCAAACGAAGCACCAAGTCTTTCTTCTGCCATTAAAACCACCCCCCGGTTGCCGTCTTATCATTCACTCGGATTCTTGTTTCTTTCGAGTGTTTAGTTGTATTTGTTTTCTGTTCCCCTTTTTCATCACCCAAAATAAGATAAAAATTGATAAGCATAATTACCTCGTCAACATCTTGTTCGAATATTTCAAAAGGGCTACAATTCAAATTCTGCGAAAGAGTTATTGTTGTTCGCATCAATTCTACAAACGCACTTGTGTTTGCAGAAGGGGGGGATTTCATTCCCCCCCGACTGCGTTTTTTTCTCCACCGCCAATCTTACTCGCCTTGTTGAGCAACTGCTTGAATGTGTTCAGCACATCGTCAATGTCAGCATTTTCAATATCGGCATCCGTAAGGTCGGGAAAGATTTTTTTGACAAAATCGTTAATCAGTTTGAATTGTTCATTTGCTGATTTCTTTACAATGTTCTGCTGAAGTTCCAACGCCTGAATGAAAACTCCCCATCGCACCTTGTCAGTTTCAAACCTCTTAATTATTTCATCGTCTTTCCCGTAAATGTTCAACTCAAACTGCGCCATATCATTTATCCTTTCTTACTTGCTTTACAACCTGATTTGCATATACGCTTGCGCCTGCGACAAGCACCCCCTGCGTAAACGCCGTAAATAAGGCAGTTGCAACTTCCTGTGTTCCATTTGTTTCTGTGGTCGCAAAAACATATAAGCCCGACAGCAGAACGCCAACACCGCCCAAAATTAGCGGGATAAACTTGTCCGGAATATTGCATTTCTTAATTCCAATTCCGATAAGGTAAAGTACTGGAATCAAGATAAGTAGTTCCGGCTTAATGTACTGCATAAAGTCCATTTGTCAACAACCTTTCGTTTTTGTTTTATGCCGTGAAATTACTGTCCGGGGTAGCGACTTCTCCGAACCACTGTGTTTCCGTTGCAACTTTGGAAGATGCGCGGACGAAAGAAGCCTTTGCAGAACCTTTTTTACCAGTACCCTTTCCGTTTGCAAATTCGTGATCGGTGTAAATCCCCGTGAATTCAAGCGACATATTGTTTGCGCCTGTTCCGTCATCTTTTGTTGCGGATGTTTCGTCAGGGATATTAAAAGTCCCTTTATAACGCCAAACATAGCGTTCGTCCTCACCTTCTCCGGCTTCTCCGAGAATGTAGCCGACTGCAAAATACTTGATTTCGCGCTGACTTTCAACGAACATCTTCTTGGTTGTGTCGTAGGTTCTTCCGGTGATTTCTGCAAGCGTTTCATCATCGGGAATTGCAATAGTGAAAGTCACGGTGTCAGCACCTTCCGAATTAATGACAATAGCCGCTTTGTTGTCATAGTAATGTGCTTCGCTGGAAGTCTCTACCGCCTTGCTGATCTCTGCAACAGGAGCAAGGGGCAAAACATCGCCAGTGGTATATGCTTCCGCCGTATCAGCGGTTACTTCTGCAAAAACAAGTTTCTTGCATCCTCTGAATTCAACTGCCATTTCTGATTACCTCAATTCTTTTATTTATTTGTTTGTTTCTCTGTAAATAAAATCCATCGTCCAAGCGGTGTGCGTAGGAACATCGCTTGGAAGATCGTTTCCTTTGCCCTGCGGAATAAAGCCAGTTTCTTTCATTGCAACTCTTATTTCGGCGGGCAATGAATTAACCGTTGCGGGGTTTGTGGAGTAAACATTGACCGAAAAATACCAGTAAAAAGAGTTTGGTTCGTTGTCGTAATGAGAGCCTTCCGGTACATCATTAGTCCAAAAAGTGATGAATGTTTGCGGATATTCTGCTTTTTCGTCAAGTGTACCTTGCAGAAAAACATTATTGGGACAAAACTTGTTCAACACTTCGATTAGCAAATCTTTCATTCTTCCAACCTCTCCAATATCTCGTTCAATGCTTGCTCCTGCTGTTTTTTGACCTGTGGTGTGGCTTTTCTCCTTGCCTTTTGGATAAAACCACGAGCCTTCACCTTGCCGTGCTTTGACCGTTTCGGTGTTCCGTAGTTCAAGAAAATGACCTTGTAGGCAACACTCGGATTTTCCGGGTCATATTCGCCCTTTTCATAACCCACCTTTGCCACATAGACATTACCGTCCTTAAAAACTTTTGAAGACGGCATAGCGTTTGTCAAATCAGCCGGAACATTTGCTTTTTGCATTTGGCTTTTCAATTCTGTTTCGACTATTTCAGCAGATTTTTTCATACAGATCTCAACGGCTTTATCTACTGACCCGCCGACTTTTTGAATCTTTTCAATCTTATCCTCAAAACCTTTAAATTTGAGTTTGATTGCCAAATTTAAGCACCGCCTTTTACACGGGAAATTTTGAATTTGCAAAATTGGTTTCGCATATCAATGTTTTCAGGTTCGCCGATAATATCATATGTCGCTCCTGTGTTTGCCACCGCAACACGGCACTCGCTTGTAAAGTCGGGCATATACCATGTTTCAACATCTGCCGTATCTTCAACAGAGTAAATCCCGTTTACATTTCTTTCTGTTCCGCCGTATGTTTTAAAACTTGCGTAAAACAGAATGCCATCCTTGACATCCGGGAAAACCTTTTTCCGGACACCGCTCACAGTTTTATAAGTAGGAACAAGCAACATCAAAGGCGTTGTGAACGGTTGCGAAGGGCGATATAATGCCACGATTACTCGCCCTCGCTTTCCGTAGGCTTTACGGCCTTTAATTGGATAACTCTCATCTTGAAATACTCGGACAACGAAGTGCTTCCAGACCCATAATTCCAGAGGTCAGCAACACCTCGCATAATACATCCGACAGACACTTCGCTTGCAATAACGCTTTTATCAACACCTGCGCTTTCCATGAATGCCCTTACCTCGTCAATATAAACAAGGAGAGTGTCATTCTGGAAGTCACCCGTTAAGCCTAAACCGCTTTTAATTTTCGTCAGAAGTTCTGCATCTGTCATTTGTATTATTTGTCCTTTCAATCAATTATTTGTTGCGAATTGTCGCATTATTAGCCGCCAGTAGGCGCCGCGCCCTTCTTCACAAGGATAACGCCGTTTGCATCGGCAAGTTTACCGTCTGCAATAAGGATAACCTTGTTTTTGATCTCGTTGGTGTCATGATCGACCCACTTCACGGTCTGCATTTCAAGGTTGGAGTTGATTACATAGTCTGTCGGCTTCAAGAAAACCGCAACCACATCTCCGGTAGATGCATCCTCATATGCTTTCAGAACATCATCCTCAACGGTTTCAACATTCTTTCCGCCGAAACGATAGGTTTCTGCGCCGTCAATTCCGTAGTTTACGCGACCGATGGGCTGTCCGTTGCTGTCAACCATTCCGTCAATATAGCCGTCAAAGGTTGCCTGAGCCATGTAGAATGTGCCGTCTCTGTAAGCCTTTTTCATCTTTGCAAAGACCTTCTTCTTCCATGCGCTCCACGAAGCGAAATCTGCGGGAGTAAGTGTCACAACATTTCCGGTCGGAACGCGACTGTCTTTCGTGATTCCAGTGGGCTGACCAGTTCCAGAACCGTTCATAATCGCGACATCGAGAGCTTTTGCGATTGCTTCAACAGCAAGCGGAACAAACAGATCCTGAAACGCTTCAATGGTGGTAACATTCGTCAGCAGGGTCTGCGAAATCTTGCATTCAAGGCCATAGTAGTTAAAGGAGACAGAAGTGTTCGCCTGAATCTTCTGATCATCGCTTTCGCTCGACCCGGAATTCGCGGAAATCCATGTTGCGGTAGGCTTCAGAGACAGAATAGGAATATTCACGCCACCCTGAACATTCAGCTTTCTGACGGCATTGTAAAGGTTGCCGTAAACTTTCAGTTCCTTGATGATCTCGTTGAGAATCGTAGTCGGAATAACCGCGCTTGCATCCGTGGTCTTTGTGGTTGCATCCGCGCGAAGTTCTGCGGGAATCGGAGTTCCGTTTTTGCAGAATTCCATAAATGCGTTGCGGTATTCTTCCGTACCGTAAGGGTCGTTCTTTGCCGACTTCTGCGTGCCGCGCTGTTCCATAGTGGAAAGCACATTCATTTTTCTTCCCTCGTCTGCGGTGTCTTCCTGACCTGCGGCAGGCTCGTCAAGTTCTTTGAGAAGTTCTTCCGCTTCGTTGATATCATCGCGAAGTGCTTTCAGCGTTTCGCCAAGCGCGGCACGGGCTTCCTTGTCCTCTTCCGAAATAAGAGTTTTGGTAACATCCTCATAACGAGCGCGAAGTTTTGCAAGTCTTGCTTCAAGTTTCTTTTTCATTTTGTTTTACCTCTTTCTTAAAAATAGTAATTGTAGATCGGGTTTTTGCGGATGTTTGTTTTGCTCACTTCTGCATTCTCCAATGCTCTTTTAAAGTCCTCCGACTTTTCAAGACTGCGGGCATATATTGAGGTATCTTCATATGCCGGAGTATCCACAACCGATACATCGAAGATACGGTCAAACTGTTTAATAGTTCTGTGCGGGATTTTTCCCTTTTCCCACTCTTCTCCTTCTTTTCTGACCGTGAAAGCAAAGGACATTTTATCGACAAGTCCTTCCTTGATACGCTTATACATATCTCGGTTGTCCTGCGTGTCAATCAGTTTTGCCCGGATAAACAGCCCCTTATCATCGACAGAAAGTTCAAGGCTTTTGTTTCTCGTTCTCGCAAGAATCGGTACATTATCCGAATGGTTATATTTAAGCGGGACATCTTTCATTTTTGCGCCGTCAAAGGCCTTTCTGTCAATCTTTTCGTAAAAGCCCCATTCTTCATCGCCGATAAGTGTTTCGCTGTCAAAGACTGCCGCATAGCCTTCAATAACCATCTCCCCATCATCGCCCGCTTCGTTTGCTTCGCGTAGTTCAATATTGAAGTCGCTAATATTTGCAAGACGGATTTCCTTATCGTTCTTGATTTTTTCAGTCATCGTTTTCACCTTCTTTTAATTTGTTCTGATTATCTTGATCGAGAAGGGCGTTATAGCCCTGTGCAATAACTTGTCCTTGCCCGTTCGGAAGCGGAGGATAACCAAGAATTTCTCTCGCTTCGTCTTTCGTGAAAATTCCAGCCGGAAGACTTGCTTGAAGTGCCGAAATCTTATTTTCCATCGACATAAAGTTGATATGGTTCGGATAAAGTTCTATCGCATTTCCGAAAGCGAGTTCCCGGTCTGTAACCATACACTTTGTCATTGACTGACCAAGAGAAATAATATCTCCTTCAAGCGCGTGTTCGTAGTATGCTTCCTTTTGCGCCTTTGTATAATCGCCATTAAGAATTGCAAGCGAAGTTCCGTTGGCTCTCAGGATCGTGTCATAGAAAAACTTCATCGTTTCGCTATCGACAAGTTTAATGTCGCGCGGAATGTGCGTGTACTCTGTCGAAAGGTCAGTGAAAAGGATTCCGCTTTCATTGTTTTTCAACCGTTCTTCAAAATCAATCCTTTCTGATTCAAGTTTTTCGTCTCCATGATAGGTGTTGTATCGCACCATTCCATTGATTGAGCAAGATATTTCAAGAGCCTTTGCAATGCTCTGCGTAAGTTGGTCATATCGCTTAAGCATTTTAAGCAACCCGACATCATCGTTCCCGCCAAACATCCCGCCGCCGAAGTAATCATTCACTCCGTAGTCTTTACGCCAGTGGATAATATCATCTGCCGGAAGTGTTACTTCGTAACCATTCGCAAAACGAAAGTTGATGAACAACTTACCGCTATCATCAGCCATATATTCAACGGCAGAAGGCTTCAAAGGATAAAGCCCTGTGAAAAACTTCTTTCCGCTGTTCGTTACATAATACTGCGGATAAATAAACACATTTTTGTTAAGTTCCAAAAGGATTGTAATCTTCTCAAGAAAATCTGCCGTTGTCATCCACTCGTTAGGTCTGTTAAGAACCTTTGCAATGCTTGAATCGTGAACGCTTACCTTTGCCCCGTCAATATATGTTACATGGCGCGGAATTAACTTTTTAAACTCATTTGCCTTGCATCTTATCGACTGAACAATAATATCCGATGCGTAAATGCTTTCTCCGAAAGGCGCATAGAACGGCAAATTCCCGCTCATTGTCGGCGCGGCTTTATAATCGCTTTTATTCTTTTTGCCTTTGAATAAATCAAACAGCCCCATTTTTTCACCTCTTACTTGATATGCCGCTTGCATACGACCATTTATAACCACCCATCGTTGGCTTTTTGCCCTTGCAACAAGCGATTATGTTGCCATTAAATATTCCCGTTTCTCTTTCTGCTTGTTTTGCTGACGGATATTGTTTTATAACTTCCCCGCACAAAGAAGATTGAATGACAGATTTTTTGTTTCTCGTGCTTTCACTTATTTTTGCTTTTTGTTCGTCTGCCATTTTCTTCCCATAGTTCGGATTTTTATTCCCTCTAAACATTTCTGAAAGTTGCCTTTTTTGCTCGTCAGTATGTGGCGGTTGAAAATGCCCTTTTGTGCTCGGATGTTTCTTTGAGTGTTTTTTTCCTTTTCTTGTTTCACTCATTTTCTTTTTTGTTTCATCACTTGCTTTTCTTCCCGTCATTGCAATAGATTGTTTTTTCTTTGCTTCTTCGCTTCTTGCGTGATGTACACCAGAACCGCTGTTTTCCCCACCGCTTGAAAGATTATAACCAAAGTCGGGATTGTTACTTTGATATTTTGCAATCAATTTAATTTCCCGTTTGCACGCTTCTTCTTTTGTCAAACCATCAAACATTATATCGTGACTGATGTTGTCCCATCCATATTTCACAATCGCACGGAAGAAATGCTCGTTGTGAGAATATCCACTACCGTCCGACAGCCATCTTTTATTCGGGCTTTGGCAAGTAATTCCGATATATTTTTTCCCATTTGGACAAGAGTGCATATATACGCAATAACTCATTTTATGTGCCTTTCAAACTCGCTTTTGTACTTTAATAATGTTGAATATAAAATAAGGAATGTAATTGCCCCGTCAATTCTCTTGTTTGCGCTTGATTTTTTGCAACTGTAATTTTCATGTCCATCGATAAAGCAACAAGCATTAGACAGACACCATTCGTCAACGGGATTGTTCCCGTAATTGATAATGTGCTTTTCAAAGTCCTTTTCGACCCACTTCATAGGCGTTGACATAACCTTCTGGTTGATAGGTTCGCGGATATATTCTGAAACATCATCAATGCTCTTTTCAAACTCTCGCGCATATGCCTTATCATAGCCGCATTTTAGCACCGTAATGCCGTATTTACGCTTTAACTCTACTATGAACTCGGTCACTTGCGTTAGGTCGATAATTGAGCCGTTGCAAATCGTCATATAGCCCCTTTGCGCCCATTCTTCATACCTCGCGCCCGCGCTCTTGTCCGCGCTGTCAATAAGTTTTGTCTCCGGTAGCCAGTAATGAGAGAAAACATATTTTGCCGGATCGTTCGGTCGCATAAACAACAATTTAAGATTTGTCAAGTCCGTAGTCTGCGAACAGTCCAATGCGGCAAGACAAGTCATCCCTCGGAAATCTTCAAGAGACTTCACTTCCTGCGGATATGTAAAATCTTCCGACCTCAACCATGCTTGCGCCGAATTTTGTTTAATATTAAAGTCCTTGCAAAGCAGATGCAGACGGGCTTCTTTGTCCGTCCGGGCAATGTCTACATCCCTGCGCAACTTTGCAATCTTTTTAACGCCATACCGCAAAGAAGGATTTGATTTTTCCCAACTGCTTTCATCCTGCCAAATTTCTTGCTCGCTATCTTGCTCAAAAAGAAACGGCAAAAAATGAATATCGTCAACTTCCCCTTCAATGACTTGTTTTGCTCGCGCAACTTTTTTGTCAAGATAGCAACCATCACGGGAAAAACCTTGCGTTGTGCAATTGATAAAAATCGGATCGTCCTTTGTAGACATACCGCGCCAACAGGCTTCTGCTATTTCACAGTTTCCGCCTTCTTCGTCTACATCGTGGCTTTCATCTTGATAAGTTTTTGTATAGTTACCGCCGTCTTTGTTTTGTGTCTTAGATGACATTCGGCTGATAATTATGTTCTTTTGATTGTTCCGTATCTCGGAAAGGTTTTGTTTCGTCAAAGCATTCTTTGGGTCAAGTCTTTGCCGCATTCCTGCAATCTCTCGCCAAATATAACGACACTGTTTGTCATCATTTGATGCGCAACAGATTTCAGAGCCGCCCTCACCAATAAAGAGATCGGTATTCCCATCTGCCGCAAGGAAAGTTGACTTCCCATTTTTTCTTCCGATTTCAAGAAGCGCTTCAACGAACCGCCGCAGACCTGTGTCTTTCATTTTGAAACTGTATAATGCTTCTGTAAATGCTAACTGCCACGGCATTAAGACAACGGGTTTCCCGAAGTATGGATGCTTACTTTGCAGACAAAACGATTGCATAAACTTTATGCGCTTATGGGCTTCTTTTGTGTCATAAACATAATCTGAGTTTTCCAAATCGTCTATTAGATTTTGTACTTCTTTTTTTATCCAATATCCAACAATAACTTCTCCTGTTTGGATAAGGTCATGATATTGCTCTAAGTATGTTTTATCTGCCATTATTCAAACTCCGACAATTTAGAAAGTAACTCATCTGCCGCAGAGTTTTCAATTTTATACAAAATCATAAGAAGCACTTTGCGTTTGTTATCAAGTGTCTGCGAATATTCCTTTATAAGTTTTGCGGCGGGAGTTATTTCTTGCTTTGCGGGGTTTTTCGCGCTTACACGGATTAGCGGCAATTTTTTCAATTCGTTAATCCTGTCTTGGAAGTAAACATATTCATCAATGCAATCAAAAGCCAATGCCCTTTTGTCCTCATCAACAAGTTCAAAGTATGACTTTAATTGTTCTTTTGTCACGATAAACCCCTTTTCTCAACCTTGTAAATGTCAAAAGATTTATAATGCTTTATTTCAGTAAGCACGAACCCCGCCTTTAAGTAAATGTCTTTACTTGTATAAAGGCAATCGGCTTTGAATGTTTTCCCGCATAACCTGTCGATTGTTTGTTTCAACAACCGCGAAAAGAATCCGTTTCCCCGTAAGTTTTCAGGAGTATAATTGCAATGTAGTTTTACACAATTATTACTCTCTTTGTAACCAAGCATTGACACAACTTTATTGTCAACAATTAGTGCTTGATATTTGTAATCTCTTTTCAAAATAAGGTTTTTCCCCGGTTTAGCAAATTCCTGCGCCGCTTCAAAACTTATTTCTTGTATCTCACAGTTGTTCCGCAGTTCGGACAAGTTACCACCCCATATTCGCTTACATTATTCGGTACTGTTCTTGCAATATCTTTTTCGGTGATATAGTTTTCTGTCGGAGTAGGCGGGGAATAAGCAGGCGGTGTTTGCATATGATGATCTGTATTATCATAGGAAGGATATTCAACGCTTGGCGCGGTAAATGCGGGTTTCTGTTGCTGTGCAGGTGCAGAAAATCCTGCGAAGTCATAATCAAATCCGAAGTCTGTCATGTCAATATCGTCAATATTCAACGAAGCAAGTTCCGTTGCGAGAAGTTCATCATTCCACTTTGAAAACTCTTGAATTTTGTTATCGGCAAGTCTGTCCAACTTATTTGTTTCATCGTCATTTTCGCTAACAATGCAAGGTACTTTTTCCATTCCAAGACGAACGGCGGCCTTCCATCTGGAATGCCCTTTTACGATAACATTATTCTTGTCAATAACAATCGGTTGATTGAATCCAACTCTCGGAATAATCTCAACTAACTTTTGAACGGTTTCATCGTTATATCTCGCGTTCCTGTTATACGGCTTGATTGTGTCTGTATTAAGCCAAACTACATCCAATTTGTTATTCATCGTCTTTATGCTCCCTCTGATATTTTAATCTTTCTTCAATCTGCTTGTCTGTTTCCACAGCCGGGTTGAATGAAGTGTTCTCAAAAAATTTTGCATAACCAGTAATATGTTTCAGACGAATCAATTCTTCTTTTTCAAGTCCTAATTCAAAGCAAATCCTTTTATCGTCCCAACCTCTTTGCAACATTTCCATAACAATGTTGCCCATTCCGTCAATGCTGTGCTTCCCTCTCGCCCGGTTATGCCGAACGGTAGAAGCCATACGGTTGTTAATGTCCTCGTCAATCACAACGATCGGCAACAATCCATCGTTTTCTTCGTAAATGTCTTTATACATTTTCATAACAGAATAACGGTGAAATCCGTCAACGATAACATATCGGTCATTTTCCTTATCGTAAATCGTAACAACAGGCATCGTATAACCGTCATGCTTGATTGAGATATAAAGCAGTTTCATCTCCTGCTTTGCAACTGCGTTAGGGTTATAATCGTTTGCATATACCTTTTCTATCGGTACTCTCATCACATTATCAACAGCTTGTTTTCTCATCTTGCGCCCCCTCAAATTTCTTTTGAAATTTTTCGTCATATGATCCGTTTTTGATTTTTTCTTTTTTCCGGATTCTCGATTTTGCGTTTCCGTTTATCGTCCCGTCAATATCGTTTACCATAATTTCTTTCACATGAACTTTATACCATTCTTCACTATCCTGTCCATTCCACCTTTTTCTGAATAAATCCCAATACTCCGGTTTAATAAATGCTTCCAAAAGATAATCTCGATATTCCTTCCAGTCTTTGAATACTTGCGGTAATTCTTTTGGCATTATATCTTTGCCGAATTGAGTGAAACAGTTTACACCGTTTACTCTGTCAAGAAAGCGATTATAAATCTTCGGTTCGCATTCCTGTAACCTCTCAATACTATGCCAAGAAGTTTCGTGAATAAGTGCAGAAACGCGCATATCCTTTCCTGTAATTCCATAACGATAAAACTTGTCATAAATCTTATTATACTTCCATTTGTTTTTTGCAATTGCCGCCCACACATCAGTATCGTTGAAATCGTATATCGGGTAGAAACATCTTGTGTTTTTTACTGGCTTCTTGCACCAAGTAATTCCTTTATATTGAGCATTTCCATATGCCAATGTCATTCGCCTGTTAAGGCTTTCCGAAATTCTCATGCCGACAAGAACGCCTACATGATGTTTATCTTCAACATCACAGCAGGAAGGCAAAATGTTTACAAGTTCATGAAATCTGTTTTTGTTTGTCGGATTCTTTGTGATTGCAATATCGCTGTGCGGTCTAATCCAAACATCCTCTTTACTTTCATCCCACACCCTCAAAAAGTTATCTGTAAAAGACAAAGAATTTGTGAAATCGAAAGGAATTTGAAACCAATATGGTTTAACATCCTTCCTGTGCATCACATAATTCATATATTCGTCTGTCGCTTCCCATTCTGCTTCCTGATCGAGCCAAAATACTTTCAGCGGTAATCGTCCCCTCTCTTTCGCAACCATAAGGGCAATGTTGAACACAACCGTACTGTCTTTCCCGCCGCTCATCGAAACAATGACATCATCACAGTTATCAAAGACAAACTGTACTCTTTTAATTGCTTCCTCGAAAACATTAGTAGCTAAATAGTTTTGTGAACCCACGATTATTCACCTTTCTTTGCTCTGTTAATTATTTTTGATGTATGAATATCATCGGACATAATCCAATATGTATATTCTCCGATATCACAATATTTGTATGGCTTGTTCCAAAAATATTTAATGTAATGATTTTTGAATATGTATTTATAAAGCGTTTCGTATTCCTCTTTCCGGTGCTCCGTTTTTACCGTGTATTCATGAGGAATGTTTTTCATCGTTTTTGCTTCGGTGAATCTTAGTTTCGATATAATGCACAGTATATCCGCCATAATCTTTCCCTTTCTTTTTTATACTTTTTATAAGCTAACCCTTTTTCATTTTTTAATCCGAAAAATCTCGAAAAATCTCGTTTTTTTGCTCCGTGTGAAAAAGAGG